GGAGCTTTTGCTCCATTAGAAGATTTTTGGCCGCGTTTAATCAGTATACGGTATAGAGTATAGTTAATATTAATGATTCTTATTTAGTTATTACTAATATGTAACCAGCAGTATTATTTCTATTCTATTGAAGACTGTGTAAAATTCCTTTTACAGTACGACCAATTGTCGATTATTTACTTGCGCTTTTAGCGCTGTTTATAAGAGAGGACAAGTCCGAAGATCACAACGACGGTAACCGCTTTACGCGAATCCGTGCCTTGGAAATAGGAAAACAATAGTTTCTCTAGTAGAAACTCCCTCTTTATTATTTGTTGGTGGGTTATTAACAATAAATACGTGAAAATAACACGTCAAATTCTATTATATATACAATGGTCTTGGAATATAATATTGAACAAACACACTCATTTTTGAAGCTAATTCGGGCTAGAGAATGTTTTAAATTAATACGAACACACACAACCACTTGTCCGAGACTATCTTAGCATTTTGGCATCCGCATATGTCCTATTTTGAATTTCAAATAGGCCCGCTAGCTACCCATTTATATGTTAAAGGAGTCTGGAATCTATGCGCTCCCAGTTTTTACGGAATCACGGAGGGACGGCCCACACAAGGTTGGGCACGTCCTGGATCTGGCTTTAGTCTTTTCCACTCCGCCGTAATTCACCCAAACATCAACGAGGAGGAGATGGTATTAAGGCTGGGAATCAACCTTTACACTACATTTACAAAACAAATCTTTGTTTTGTAATTGTAGTTTCAGGTTGTGCAAAGATATTGACGTTGGAACACAATGAAAATATGAGCACAACAGGAAACATCAATTACAAAACCGCTACTCGTAGCAAACAACAACTTAACAAAATCAACAAAGCAAATCATGACAAGAAAGGGCGAATTAAAAGCCCCTGTAAGAATGCTCGGATCAATAAGGAAGAATTTGGTATGAGTAACTGGCAAGTTCCAGAAGATATGGAAAAGGCAGTTTTAGAGTTCGAAAAGAAGCATGGAAGGTTTACTACTATAGACGACCTTGCCACTATTTTCCAACGTATGGGGGGGAAGTCCCCACATTCACACGAGGTAAATCGTGTGATTAATAGTACACCTATTCTTAGTAAGTTTATGACAGTAGATGGACTATATGATTCAGATGGTCTGGGTACTACAATTCTCAATGCTGGGAATACTATTACCCATGGTATAGCTTCAGTTATACCTACCTATGAATCATCAAGCGCGTCAATAGATCCACCCGGACAAGGTGAAGCTTCTATTAATCGAGACCACAACACAGACTTTTCATTATTCCAAACAGACGGGTATTTTTCCCGAGTTAGCGAAGTTCTGAAAAGTATGCGCACTCTTCAACCTGAGATGGAACAATATCTCAGTGTCATTGAAGATATCTGTATGCTCGGATACATCGTGTACCGACAGACAGATCCAGAAATCGTGTTGCTATTTGTACTCCAGATCATCAAAAGGATGATGCAGGGGTCAATAAGTCAGTTCGTGTTTAATTACATACATGACTTATTCACCCCGAGTGCTAACCAGCAATCCACTATCACAGAACCACAGGTTGACAAGGGTCCTCAGGGTGAAAACATAATTCGTGAATCCATAACACAATTCAAACAGTTTAGGAGCTCACAGTTTATGAAGAAACTTAATGAGCTTTTGTCGCTAGGTATTGTTTGTGGTTTTGCAAAACCTGTAGAGATTAGTCTACAGGGCGTAACGCTTTTTTCCAACACTGGTTTAGCAATAGCTAGCAAGTCAGATGACTTCTTTGGTTATTGTATAGACATGGTTGGCTATTTCTTTTCAACTGGATATGATTTTTTCCGTAAAGATTATTCTGCTTTTTGGACTTATGACGAAGCAGCCCAACTTGAAAATGAAATAATTTTTCTTTCCTCTAACATCCAACGCGTAGCGTGTGGGGCGTTGGAAAAAGATACTGGTGTTAAAACAGCAGAATATCAGGCTCGTCTGATGGCTGCTTTTAACACTGCTCGTTATTTAGCGAACAATACGGCAGACAAAATTTACCGGAGTATTATGAATGCTAAAGTAGATAAATTGTCTAAGTTGATGGTTAGCTTCGAACAATCGGTACCTCTCGAAGGTATGCGGGAAGCACCATTTAGCTTTTGTGTATTCGGTGCAAGTAGTGTGGGGAAATCCACAGTTGTTAATTCTCTCATGTGTTCGGTACTTAAATATAATGAAAATCCTAGTGATGATATTAATATTTGTGTACTACAACCAAATGATAGATTTTATTCTACATACCGTGCTGACACACAAGCCGTATTGTTAGATGACGTTGCTAACGTCAAGACTGATAAGGCCGAAGCAAATCCATGTGATATGATTATTTCATTAGTGAACAACATCATGTATTATGCCCCTAAAGCTGAATTAGCTGAAAAAGGTAAAATCAAAGTGGAACCTCGAGTCGTAGCTGTTACTACAAATGTTAAGAATCTCAAAGCCCAAGATTGGAGCAATGAGCCTATAAGCATAATACGTCGATTAAAGTATCACTTAACGGTAAGAGTACATGCAGAGTATGCTACCACAAGTGGTAAACTCGATCCTACGAAAATAACCCCTGATATGCACACAGAATTCAAGGAAACTGGATTCATGGACGTTTGGTCTATAGACATAGAAGAGGTTGTTGGCGAAGGCCCTACCCTCATAGGTGGGAGTGAAGGCTACAGATTTTCTACCATATTGTGGCGTGAAAAAATGACAGCCAATCTAAATATTTATGAGGTTGCAGCCTTTCTTAATGAACAATCTGCCATATTTTATGAGCAACAAAGAAACATGAAAGAGGGTTGTAAGAACGTGGGTCAAAAACAAAACTTTTGCAAGAAATGCATGTTCCCCCAACACAAGTGCTCTTGTGCGTTGTGTCCAAAGGGACCTCAAGCATTCGCCATCGAAAAACCAATCCAATGGGCTTCAGATATATTGGTGAGTTCTATTAAAGACAAATTATGGAACCAAACTAAATGGTTAAGACCCACATTGTTTGATTACTTTGTATTAGATAGGACTGCCACTTACGCTGTGAAGCAGGTTGCAGACCAGATAGCAGATGACTATTTAACATTAGCCCATTGGATTCCACTAAAGTATCGTACTAACAAATACGTAGAAAGTTTTTACTACTACATGAATAGGCGGAACATTGTTCTCACTTCCACAGCTTTTGCTGTAGTGGGGAGTTTGTTTACATTTTCAAAGTGTAGAGACTACGGCTGTTCACGTGCCAAAAGTGGATTTTTCGCCTCTATGATAGGTGGATTCCATTTTGCTATAGCTCATAGGGTGGCATACTACGATATTTTGAATAATTTGCGTCAAGCACCAGTCCACCAAATAGTGGAACAGAAGAAGACTCAACAAGCAGGTGAAATACTCCTGAAAGTTGGTGTTTCTTTGGCTGTAGGCACTGTTGTTATAACCACCATCAAATCCTTATACGGCTTGATGTTTTCGCGACCGCATGGGAATTTATGTCCTGTGACACCCGAAGATATTGAAGCACGTGACAAGGAGGCTAATGTGTGGCAAAAACAGGTTGTATCCTATTTACCCAAATGTCCTTTATCCACTAATATGACGAGTGAGCACCTCATAAATCGACTAGAAGCTAATTGTTTCCACATCGTATGTGAGGACCAGCGCACGGTCAAGAAGATAAGCGCCATTGCATTGCGGTCAAATATTTTCGCATGCCCTAAGCATTTCTTCCATGAGAAGAACAATCTCAAGGCTCCCATGTTGACGGGTCACTACGATGCGAGTGGGTTTAAGAAAGGCTATTTGAATGTAAAACTATTTCGCTCAGACTCCTTAACAGGTAACTATTTCAGGGCAACTATTTATTTAGATAGTTTGTTCCAAGTAGGTGAGCACGATTTAGTACTTTTTAGTTTACCCTCGGGTGGTACGCTTCCAGATATTGTACCCTTCTTTTGTGAAGGCTATTATTCTGGAGCAATCCGCAGCATTTGCCGTGACAGTACCGGTAGCTTAAACAAGATGTACGGTGTCTGTGACACCCGCAAAACGAGCTATTATGCCGCACCTAATATGCGTGATTTGATTACGATATATAAGGGGGGGGATGTGCTTTATAGTGGGGTCACCAAGCGGGGCATGTGTACGGCTATGTTGGTCAGTGATACGAAGAATCCTGAAATCATAGGTTTGCATGTCGCAGGTGTGGAAAACACTAGTTCCGGCTCTTACTTAACTGTGACAAAGAGCGAGTTAACTAAAACAATACACGAATTACATCGTAAAACTGGTAATCTAGAAGTGCATTCTGCTGGTGAATTCGTACCATTTCAATATGGTAAGGATTTACAATATACAGAAGAAATATCACCACAGTCTCCTGTCAATTACATTGAAAATCACAATTATATGATAAGAGGATCAATAGGTACTGGTTCGACGTATTATTCCGATGTTCGTCGTTCCATTTTGTGTGATGCAGTTGAGAAGACTTTTGACATAAAGTGTGAATGGGGCAAGCCTAAATTCTACCCACAGCGGTGGAAGCCTTGGTTTACTTTCCTGGACACAGCAGCAGAATACTCACCCAGCTTAGATCCTTACTACCTTAAATTGGCGAAGGAGGACTATTTGAAACCCTTGGTGCAGATGATGAAAATCTATGCAACCGAGGATAACATGAGTCCCCTCACCATGAAAGAGGTTATAAATGGCAAGCCAGGTGTACGTTTTATAGATAAATGGAACTTTAGTACCAGCATAGGTTATCCCTTAACTGGTAGGAAGTCCATATATCTAGAGGGTGAAGTTGGTGATTTTTCCTTCCACGATCCTGAGATGTTTTATGAAGAAATTGACAAGATGGAACAAGCCTATTTACGTGGTGAGCGCTATTATGCCATTTTCAAAGCATGCCTTAAAGATGAACCTACTAAGGTCACCAAGGACAAGGTAAGAGTATTTCACGCCGCTAGTGCAGCTTTACAGCTGGGCTGGCGTCGCTATGGTTTACCAGTTTTACGAGCTTTATCTTTATATCCACTATTGAGTGAATGTGCTGTAGGTATCAATCCTTTCAATGAGGAGTGGAACCAAATGCACCAGCACGTTACCTTTGCGGGAAATGCAGATAATAGGATCGTCGCTGGGGACTACAGCAAGTGGGATATTCGTTTACCACCAGAGCTAATCACGATGGCGTTTCAGATAATTATCGAGCTTGCAAAAGCAAGCGGGTTTTACACGGAACGCGATTTGACGATGTTACGGGGCTTAGCGACTGACACTACATATTATGCTTGTCATTTTAATGGCACACTGCTCGAAATGTGTGGAGGGGTACCTTCCGGGCATAATCTCACAGCACACATTAATTCAATAGCTAATAGTTTATTGATTCGGTGTGGTTTTTTCACCGCTGGGAACTTTGGCGACTTTCGGAAACATTGCCATTTTATGACATATGGCGACGACTTTTTCGGGGGTGTCACTACTCAGGTGAAGAAATTTGACCATTTGATATACAAGACGTTCTTAGCACAGCATGGTATAGTACTTACAATGCCTATTAAAGATGCAGAGGCAACACAGTTTATGCATATTAAAGAGTGCGATTTCCTGAAACGTAGGTCCGTTCTATGTCCATATGATGGTTTGTACTATGGAGCCCTCGATGTGAACAGTTTACTGAAGTCTTTGATGGTTCGTACCAAGATTAAGATTTCGGAAAGACACCATGCTTACAACGCTATTTCTATGTTTTTACGAGAATTGTCGTATCATGATGAAGATACTTACGAATATTACCGACGTGGCTTAGCCGAGATTGCAGAAGAGAATTCTATTTGCGTTTTTGGCTTACATATGACACACAAAAATTTTTATCGGTATCGCCAGGGGCTTGATGATCATTTCCTCAGCCCCGATGGAATGGGCGATATGACTTCCAGTGACACTCCTGGTTACCCAGAGACTCAAGAGGCTCGAGAGTCACAATTCCTACTCATTTCAGAAGAGTCAGAGTTAACTACTTCTGCGGGTTCACTGCCTGAGTCAGCGGTGATTAAGTATCCCAACACGACTTACTAACACAAACAAAAACACACAAGCTCTCTCTAGCAGAGAGGAGTGTCGTCCACACTCAGATTTGGATATTATTGGTGAAAATCTACTCTCTCTTCGCTATGCAATAGATGAGACGGTACCAACCGATGTGAGCACATGGGACATAATTGTTCCATTGCCACATAAAGATAAACGACCCCAAGCCAGTACCACTGTATTTGGCAATGAGCCAGGAGTGGTAGATCAAATGACCTCTTCTGGGACCGCTGTAATAACCGCCGTCCACGAAGATGCTAAACATGAGATGTCATTGTTGGAACAAGAAATGTTATCATTAAGACAAGATGATTCGCGTTCTTTAGGGAACTTCCTATCCCGTCCACAGATGATTTACAATCAGAATATAGATGTTGGTTTTGCTTACCGCATACCGGCTTTGTATATATTGCTAAGTAATCCACGGGTGCGCGACAAAATAAGAGGCTACGCATACTTAAATGGGCAACTGCACATAAAAGTGACTGTGACTTCTTCTCCCTTAAATTCGGGAGCTGTGCATGTCGCACTGTGTCCTTGGGGTTCTACCGACACTGGACGGGGAGCCCTCGCTAATTCGGCGGAAACTGATCTGCTTACCCACGCACAAATGTCCCAATTACCTAATTTTGTATTAGACTTGGGTACTGAACGTGGTGGGGAAATCAGTATGCCAATTATATGTCCTACTAATGGTTTGAACATTACTAAAGAAGACCAAATACGCGATGCTTTCACTTTACATTTCCGTACTTTAATATCACCTCAACGACCACCAACTCACAATAGCATATCCACCATGAATGTATATGCGTGGCTTACTGACGTTTCGTTGACGGGTACCACTTTGAGTTCTGAGTTACCAGGACCACAGGGAGATGAGTACCAACGCGATAGTGCAGATATCCCACCAGCTTCCAATATGAGCTTTAGGGATGCCATAGCAGCATCTTCCCGGAAATTTGTGGGTAAAGCCGCAGATTTAGCAGGTGACGCAGCTCTCGCAACTTTAGGGTTTTCTCAACCTATACAACCAGGTGGTCCCATAACTGTTATACCACGCTCAACTACAAATCTAGCAAATTATAATAGTGAGCAACACATTGATAGCCTAGCAGGTGACATAAAGAACCAGGTGCCTGTGGGGACCAAAGAGTTAGGTTTTGAAGACATAGATCACATGTCTTTGGATAATATATTAGATCGATGGGGTCTTATGGCTAGTTATACTATGCCTACCAATGATGGTAATTTTAGCTTCCCTATATATAGGATACCAGTTCATCCATTAGGTTGCACGGAGTTTACTTTGGGGTCGCAGACTAACTGGTCTCCGATACCTGTTAATATAGCTGCTCTCGCTTTTTCTAAATGGCGGGGCACAATGGTGTATAAATTCCACGCAGTCGGAAGCGCTCTACTCAAAGGGAAGATAGCAATTCGTCATGATGTCGTAGGTGACTATGATAACACAAAATTCCTGCGGACTGATACCCATGCCCTTAACACAGTGATATGGGATTTGTCAACTACCCGAGAAATTATTATTGAAGTGCCTTGGACATCAAATTTACCCTTTAAACCCACAGCGGCTTTACAGCAAGGCTTACAAACTTTAACAAGTACAACTGTTTCTGCTACTACTAATCAGACCCATAATGGTGCTCTCTTTTTGAGTGAAGTGAGCCCCGTTTCAGACGGTGAATTAGCTAATGTAGGTATATTGATATACGCGAAAGGGAAGAAGGGTATGGTCTTCGGTGATTTGAGACCCGTATTAGCCAATTACACTTTTGCTGGTATTAATAACGGTACATCAGGTATCCCAGAACCGCAAGGTTCTGAAGAACAGAAAATACCTTATGGGGTATTAATTGATGAAGCAGGCTTACCTGTTATATTTGAGTACAACGCTTTAAGCGTTAAGTACATGAATGAATATCACTTACGGTTTAGCAGCGAACAACCACAAGTGAATAAAGAACCACAGGCCTTTATTACAAATAAATCATTGGATACTTCTGTTTTTACTGGTGAGGATCCAACATCCCACGTCACTATAAACATTGCTGGCCTAGACCAAAGTATTGAGGATGATGATGCGATGGCAAGCATCTGTTTGGGGGAAAAGTATTTCAATATCCGACAGGTTATAAAGCGATACACTATGAATTGGATTCGTCAAGTTAGTTTCCCTAATAATAGAGGGTATTACCAAATACGCATCCCAGATAGGCCTTTGATTAAGGGGTGGCAAGGGCCACTATCAATCAACACTGATCCAGCTGGTAAGAAGTGCGTGTATGCACGGGATAGTTTTCTATCTTTTTACAGCTGTTGCTTCCTTGGATATAGAGGGAGCTTTAACCACAAAGTGGTTACCAACCCAAGCAATTCGTTGTACGAGACAAATCTACAAGTTTCTCGCACAACGCCAGGGTTTTCCGAAATTCAACTACCTTGGAATTTCACAACATTTAATACGTCAGCATCAGCGATTACGTCGAGCGCAGATTTCAGATCCGGGGGGATTCTGAATGTCAGCTCGGTAAATCCTGTAGTAGAGTATTCTACACCCTATCAGTCACGTGCTAAGTTCAGTTGGGCGAAAGACATAACGCCTTACTTACTTAAGGACACGGATGATGGGGGTTATGACGGCTCTTGGCACCAGATACGTGCCACATCTAATGGAACAGGTTTTAGATATATTACTGTCGAGAAGTACGTCGCCGCCGGCGATGACTTCTCTCTGTTCTTCTATATGTATGCACCTACTATGGTAGCAACAAGTCCTGGACCTTTTCCAGCCACTTAATAACAGTCACTACATTCTTTTTCAAGCGCAAGCGGAATTTTTTGGAATGTAAAGGACAATTTTTCATGCAAAAGACACGACCTATATGTCGTGCGCCTAGTTTGTCCCCCCCTCTCTAGGATATGTGACCAAAAAAAAAAAAAAAAAAAAAAAAAAAAAAAAAAAAAAAAAAAAAAAATAAAAAA